TGATATAATGACTATCATAGTTGCTTATGCGGCATCGTTAGGTTTGAAGGATATGTTTGACGCATCAGTTTACGGAAAGGTATTTTAAATGGCTTTACTAAAAGATAGCAAACCAAAAGACAAAGTTAAGAAGGTTACTTCAATTGGCTCATCTAAGAGGAGTATGCCAAAGAACAAACATAAGAGAAGAAGTTGGAAACGCTATAGAGGACAAGGTAAATAAGATTTATTGAACCCAACCACATATCAATAGTAACACAATAAAAACAGCAATACAAGGAAGAAGTTAAGAAATATGCCATCTATTTTCACAAAAGGATTAAGCACCAATAGCAGACGCTGGAGTGACTTGGATTTAGACTTCCAAGCCCATCCTGTTACTAAGGATATTGTTACTAAGACAGATGTAGAGGCTGTTAAGAGATCAGTAAGAAATCTGATTCTTACCAATCGCTATGAACGTCCATTCCAGCCACAGATAGATGGTGGTGTTACTCGGCATCTATTTGAGCTATCTTCACCCATGACAAAGAGTAATATTCAAGGTGCTATTAAAAATGCTATTTCTAACTTTGAACCTAGAGCAGAAGTTATTTCTGTTTTTGTTGGTGGTGATTTAGACAGAAATGGTTTTGATGTAACTATTGAATTTAGAGTTGTCAACCATCCTAATCCAGTAACAATCGAATTATTTTTAGAGAGGCTTCGATGATAACACATAGACATCATATAATACCAAGACACGCTGGTGGTAGTGATGACCCATCTAATATAGTTACACTTACTATATCAGAACACGCAGAAGCTCATAAGAAACTCTTTGAGAAACATGGCAGGTGGCAAGATGAAGTTGCTTGGAGACAACTATCAGGACAAATAGATTGTGCGGAAGCACTTAAAGAAGCACAGGTAAAATCAAACAAAGGGAAACAACGTAAGCTTGGATATATAACTCCCGAAGAAACTAAAATAAAAATAAGTCAAAAATTAAAAGGTAGAAAACATTCTGAAGAACACAGAAAAAATAATAGTGCTTCCCATAAAGGATATAAACAATCTGCGGAACATATAAGAAAAAGAGTGGAATCAATAAAGAGGAATAAATAATGCCATCATCAGATAAACTACAAATCACAGACTTAGAGTTTGATGGTATCAAATCAAACTTAGTTACATTTTTAAAAGGCCAAACTAAATTTCAGGATTATGATTTTGAAGGTAGTGGTATGGCTGTACTGGTTGACCTACTAGCTTACAATACTCATTACATGGGTTACTATGCAAATATGCTTGGTAACGAAATGTTTTTAGATTCGTCTTCATTGAGAGAGTCGGTTGTATCTCACGCAAAACATCTCAACGTACATCCAACCTCAAGAAAAGCATCACGAGCTAAGATAAATATTACTTTCACTCCTACTGGTTCTCCTGTATCATTAACGATTGATAAAAATACTAAGTTTACTTCAAGTATTGATGGTGTTGCTTATACCTATGCAACAAATAAAACAACAACTATTCCGCGGTCATCTACTGGAACATATTCAGTTACGGGATTAGAAATTATTGAAGGAAGAATTTTAAATAAAGCATATTCGGTTGTTGGTGCAGATGACACACAAAGATTTGTTCTACCTAATCCAAGTATAGATATATCAACTATTACAGTTAATGTTCAAAAATCTTCTACTGATTCAGAAGTTTTTACATTTGCTGATGGTAATGCTATTGATGTAACTACTATTAAAGGAACTGATAGAGTTTATTTTCTTCAAGAAGTAGAAGGTGGAAAATATGAAATAACATTTGGTGATGGTGCTGTTGGTAGACAACTATCAGACGGTAATGTTGTTTTTATTGAGTACATCGTGACTAATGGTACTGGTGGAAATTTTGCTTCAACATTTACAGCTGTTGGTAGTGTTGCTCAATTGTCATCATCACAATATACTTTGACAACGAATGAGAGTGCTACGGGTGGTGCAGATGCACAGGGTATAGAATCTTTAAAATTCCAAGCACCAAAACTTTATCAAACACAAAATAGAGCTACAACTAAATATGATTATAAAGCAATACTTTTACAAGAGCGTCCTGATATAGAATCAGTAACAGTTTACGGTGGTGAAGATGCTGACCCAGTACAATATGGGAGAGTATTTATTGCTGTTAAATTAACGGGGAATAATGTTCTTAGTGAAACAACAAAAAGTTCTATTAAGAATTCTATTTTAAAAAGGGTTAATGTTGTTACTGTTGAACCAATTATAGTTAATCCTGTTTTCATTTATCTTATTATTGATAGTACAATAAATTATGATCCTATTACTAATCTGACAGATGAAGATACTTTGAAAATTAATATTAATAGTTCTATTGAAAATTATTTACAAACCAATCTTGAAAAATTTGACCAGAAGTTTCGTCATTCACAACTAGTACAAGATATTGATAATACAAATAATTCTATCAGAAACAATAAGACACTTATTAAGTATCAACAAAGAATAGCTCCAGAAACTTTAAATGTTCCACAGACTTATACTTTATATTTTACTAATGCAATAGAGAAGGGCAGTATTACTTCAACATCATTTACTGGAACTGATGGAAATACATATTCATTAGTTGACGATTCACTTGGAAACATTAAGGCTGCAAAGACTACTAATGGTGTTGTTGATACTCCTAAAGAATATCTGATACAATCTGATGGTTCTACCAATCAGGGAACAATTGATTATACTACTGGTAAAATACAATTAGGTAGTTTAAGACCATTAGCGATTACTGATGGTTCTTCTAGTATAAGATTTAATGTTACGCCTGAGTTAAACAATAGTGATATTACTCCGTTGAGAGAACAGATTATTACATATGATGCAAACGAAGCATCATCAATTACTATCAATATGGTAGCAGAAACAATAATTTAATATGACAACTGTAAATCCAAATCATCCAATACATCCTAAGTTTCACGAAAGGATAAGTGCAAAGGTAGAAGGTCAACTCCCTGCTTTTGTAAAAGAAGATCATCAATTATTTGTTGATTTCATGGAAGCATATTATGAGTACATGGAGCAAGAAGGTAAGCCATATGAAATTATAGGTAGTCTTGATAACTATGCTAATGTAGATAAGACTGTCGATGATTTCCTACAGTACTTCAAGAAACAATTTGGTGAGGATATTCCAGAGGCTGTATTTGCAAATGCAAATAAACCATTTGTTCTAAAACATCTTAGAGATTTTTATAGAACTAAAGGTAGTGAGAAATCTTTTCAATTTCTTTTTAGGTTATTATATAAACAAGAGATTACTTTTTATTTTCCAAGAGAAGATATTCTTAGAGTATCAGATGGAAAATATTCTAAAGATAAAATCATTAGAGTTTTAGATAATACTGTTAATGATGGTGTATATGAATTAATTGGAAAGAGAATTACAGGTCAATTGTCTGGTGCTACAGCTATAGTAGAATCCATTACTAAAGAAAACATCGGTCAGTTTACAGTCTCTACTATGTTTCTTTCTGAGGTACTTGGAACATTCTGGCAAAATGAAATAATTTCGGACGGGGTGAGTAGTTTTCGTTCTGGAAATATGATTATAGATACAACTATAACAAATCCTGGCACTTCATATAGTGTTGGTGATGCTATACCTATTACAAGTAATGCTGGCTCTGGTGGATTTATTAGAATTGCAGAAGTTTATACTGGTTCTTTGAAAGAGGTGGTTATAACAAGTGGTGGTACTGGATATAAGGTTGGTGATAAATTAACTATTGATAATACCAATAAGTTAGCAACTGATGGCAGAACAGCAAGTCTAGTTGTATCAGAGGTTGATGCTAGTGGAACTATAATTCAATTAAATATAGAAAATTCTGGTAGAGGTTATACTGGACTTCCAGTTGTATCGGGTGGTTCAGGTACAAATGCAGTTATTGCTTTTACCTTAACAAATTCTAATATTGGTGGAGTAAAATCATTAAATATAATTAGTAATGGATTTGGATATTTGACAGCTCCAACATTAGACTTTACTAATCTGGGTGATAGTACTGCAACTGGTACAACTACTATTGGTGGGTACTCTAGTAAGGGCGGAGAGAAGTTTATAAACAATGATGGGTTTTTAAGTTCGGATAAACATTTACAAGATAGTTTTTATTATCAACTTTTTTCTTATGTTATAACATCTGGTGAGTCAATCAACAGGTGGAGAGAAATTGTTAAGCGGGTTGCTCATCCAGCAGGTCTAGCACTATTTGGAAATTTTCAATTAGTATCTAATATAAGTTTTCCTTTAAGTATTGTTAATGTTGTACAGAGAGATAGATATACTATTGTTTTTCACGATGGAACAATAGAACCTGCATTGATTCCAGTTGGACGTATATTAGATTTAAGATTAGAAACTTGTGATGACGAACAAGATCAAAGAAAAAATATTACTGGTGATGATTATGGTTTTATAGAATTGACACCAAACGTAGAAGACTATAGATTTATAACTGAATCAGTAGCTTTAGAACCTAATCCAAATGAAGATTATCAAACTGCTACTTTAGGTGAGGCTGTTACTACAGAAGAAAACTCTGGTTTGATTATAGAACCAGCTGGAATACCGATACCTGCTTCAACTGGTTTTGTTGGTGACGGTAGTTTTCCATTCACTACTGGAATACCCTCACCTACTAATTTCGGTTCTATTACAGATAATAATGTTTCAGGTGATTTTCCATTGCAACGTGAAGATTATAATCTTGTTACTCAAGAAACTTTTTATATTCTTCCAACTAAATGTCAAACATACGAACAAGATTTGGGTGTTCAAAAACTTTCAACATTGGGTGGTTATGATGATTATTTATTTACTATCACAAACCCAACTAGAAATGAAGATGATGGATTAGTAACCGATTTAAATGATAATGAAACTGATGATTTTGGTTGGGTATTCCAAGACCCGAATGGTGTTACTCAATTACGCCTTGGCCCATTAAGAAGAACAATTGATAGACAAAAATTTAATAGTCAAGGTGGATTTAGTCAAGCACTAGATACAGTAAAAGGTATTGGTAGAATTGCCGTAACCAATGGTGGTTCTGGTTATACTTCTGCTCCTACTGTTACCATTACAAAATCAAGTAATGGATTAGATAATGGTTCAGGTGCTTTGGCTACTGCTGTTATTTCTGGTGGAGTAGTGACCACAATTACTGTCGATGATATTGGTTCTGGATATGAATATCACCCTACAGTCACAATAACTGGTGGTGGTGGCTCAAATGCAACAGCTACAGCAGTTAGACAGATAACAACTAATAATCCAATAGAAAATTATAGTGAACGTGAAATTGCTGAGTTTGTGCTTTTTGCTGGGTTAAAAACAAAAAAAGTAGTGGATTCTATGGTAGTTCAATATAATAGTGGTACAGAGAGTACATCTTTACCATTCACCCAAATTGGATAAATTAAATTTAAATTTCTCTAAAAAGTATTATAAATATAAAACAAGTAACAAACAATATTAAAGGAATTAGAATATGAGTGCAATAATCAATAATAGTTTTAGAAAATACCAAGCTGATAATTTTATTTCTAGTTTTATAACGAATAACATTTATGTAGCAATTGGTAAAAATGATCCTTGGAATGGTGCAAGTTTGGGGGAATATAGTCAAACTAGTCCTAGTGATACTGCTGTTCCTACTCCTGACGATACCAGTGTATCGCCGGGAATACATTGGAACGACCTTTTAGCTTTGAAAAAAATACCATCTTCTAGTGTTTCTCATGTAATTGCTAGATACGATTGGGAATCTGGGACTGTATATCGTGAATATTCACATACACGGAACGATATTATTGATAATAATAATTCTGCTACAAGTACCTTAGAAAAACCATTTTATATTTTTACTGAAGATTATAGAGTTTACAAATGTATAAGCAATGGTAATGGTGCTCAATCAGTAATTAAACCAACTGGTTCTGGTACTGGTATAATTCCTACTTCTGATGGTTATAGATGGAAATATATGTTTGAAGTATTACAAGCAGATGTGTTAAAATATGTTACTACTGATTGGTTGCCTGTGAAATCTCCAGCTAGTAATAATACCACACAAAAAACTGTAGAGGATGCAGCAGTTGATGGTGCTTTAGAATATATTAAAGTTACAGCTGGTGGTACTGGATATAAAACAAATGCTGGTACAGCAAGAGCTGGTGGTGGAGCAAATACAATTCCTTTAGCAGATAGTGGTTCAACTCCAGCAAGTGAAGTTGATAATTTTTATGATAATATGATAGTCCGAATTACTAGTGGAAAAGGGTCTGGACAATTCAGAACAATTACAAATTATACAGGTGCTACTCGAACCGCAACAATTTCACCAGATTGGGATGCCAATTTAGTACCAGACCAAACAAGTGTATATACTGTTTTCCCTGCTGTTACTATTACGTCCAGTGATAGTTCAACTCCTGCTTCAGCAGCTGTATCAAAAATTACGGGTGGTGTTGTAGAAGAAGTAGTAGTATATGTTGCCGGTACTGGTTATCGTTCTGGAACAGCTGTAGTGACAAATGGTGGTGGTGTTAATGCTACATTGGAAGTAGTAATCAGTCCTCCCGGCGGTCATGGAAAAAATGCAGTTTCGGAATTAGGTGGAGCATTTGTTATGATGAATGTACGACTGATTGGTTTTGAAGGAGAAGATATTCCTATCAATGATGATTTTAGAAAAGTACATATTATGGTTAATCCAAAATTAAACACTAGCGGAAATCCATTGGCGACTGGAACAGTTTATCAAAAAAGTGAAGTACAGGAAGATAGCGGAATATTTCTTTATACTGAATTTAGAACTCCGATATACAGGGCATCAGATTCAACTGAAGATATTAAACTAGTAGTAGAATTCTAGTATATAAATAATAAAAAAAGATAAAGGTTACTATGTCGAATAAAATTACAATAAATACAAATCAAAGTCCCTATTTTGATGACTTTGATGATAATGATAATTTTCATCAAGTATTATATAAACCAGCACTTCCTGTGCAGGCTAGAGAACTCACTACCCAACAATCCATTTTAAGAGATCAAGTAAAGAAGTTTGGCGACCATGTTTTTAAAAATGGTAGTAGGGTTACTGGTGGAGAACTTGTTCTAAATTTAGAATATGAATATGTTAAATTAAAACCACAATATAATAGTGTGGATATTAACGTAGCTGGTTTTAGTGGAAAAACTATTATTGGAAGTAAGTCTGGAACTAAAGCACTTGTTTTAGGAAATTCGGCAATAGATACTACTACAGGCGATCCAAATACATTATATGTTAAATATATTTCTGGTGTTTCTACAACGGATAAGGTTCAAAGTATTGATGTAATTTTGGGTGGAAACAGTTTCACAACTGAGCCTGTTGTTATGATAACAGGTGGTGGTGGTTCTGGTGCAGCTGCATCAGCAGTAGTCAATAGTGGCTCTGTTATTGCTATTAATGTTACGAATAAGGGTACAGGATATACTACGACACCAACTGTTACATTGGTTGGTGGTAATGGTGTTGGTGCTGAAGCTAATGCTGTTAGGGATACCTCTGCTGTTTTCCTTGCAGGAGAGAGAATTGCCTCTTCTGATTTGAGTATATCTGCTGTTGTAGTTGACTCTACACCAACAAACCTACAAACTATTAATATTACAAGAGGTGGTTCTGGTTATACAGAAGCACCAACAGTTACCATTGCAAACGCACCTGCTGGTGGAACTAATGCAACTGCAGCTGCAACCATCAGTGGTGGTATAGTAACTTCTATTACTATAATGGAAAAAGGTGCTGGTTATACAGAAGCCCCAACGGTTACTATTGCAAATGCACCAGCTGGTGGTGTTACTGCTATTGCTACCAGTACTTTGGCAACAGCTGTTGGTAAAGGTAGTTCTGCTTCTATTGCAGAAGGTGTTTTTTATGTTAATGGAAATTTTATTAAAACACCACAACAAACAATTATTTTAGATAAATATTTTAATGACCCAAGTTATAAAATTGGAATTACTGCTACAGAAACTATTATTAATTCTGGTGACGATTTAAACTTACTTGATAATTCACAAGGCTCTTCTAACTTTGCAGCACCTGGCGCAGATAGGTTGAAACTATCATTGACTCTTGCGAAGAAAGTATTGACTTCTACAGACGATACTGATTTTTATGAATTGCTTAGAATTAATAAAGGTATAAAAGAAAAAGATATTCAAGTTCCTATTTATTCAGTATTAGAAAATACTTTTGCTCGTAGAACATTTGATGAATCGGGAAGTTATACTGTACGTTCATTTAATGTTCAACTTAGAGATGATCCCGATGATGCTACAAAATTTATTGTAAGGTTAGACCCAGGCAAAGCATTCATTGAAGGTCTTGAGTATGAAACAATAATTTCTTCCGATATTAGGTTAGATAAAGCAAGAGAAGTAGTAAACGTAAATGGATTTGATAGGTTAATGCAATATGGTAACTTTGTTATCACAAAAGAAATTAATGGGTTATTTAATATTTCTACACACCAAACAGTAGACCTTCATAGTGTAACAAGTTCTAGTGTAGTATTGACTAATCCAACAACATATGTAAATACAAAAATTGGAACAGCAAAGGTAAGAAGTATTGATTTTTCTTCTGGCTCTGGTACATCAAGAATTATTAATTTATATCTTTATGATTTAACAATGACTAGTTCTAATTTTGCAGCTGTTGAATCACTTGTAGTACCTGTAGATTCTTCAGTGACACCTGTTGTAATTCAATCGTCAGCTAACATTGATGATACTGGTAAAGTTCCTGGCAGCTCTCCAGCCTCTGCCGGTGATGCAAAGTTGTTTGAAACTTCTGATAATACATTAGTATTTAAATTACCACAAGATACCGTTCAAACTATTCGTGGACTTAATGATGTAATAGATACAAGTTATACAATTAAAAGAGTTTTTGAATCTGTAGCATTTACTTCTGGACAAGCTACTATAGCTACTGCTGGTGCATCTGAAACATTTTTTGGTACGGGTGTATTAAGTGCAACTAATAAGAGAGAAGGATATTTAGCAGTAATTAAAAGTGCTGGTACATCTACGTTTGTCGCAGGTCAGATCGTTCCATTTGATACTGGTGGAACTATAGAAGTTAATGGCCCACAGAATACTACTGCAACACTTAATGCTAATGTAAATACAAATTTTACAGCAGATATTATTGCAACTATTAATGTTGATAGTAAGCAGGAGAGGATAAAGAACTTAGTAGGTAATGTCGTGGAAACAAAAGCTGCACCGAGTACTGTATCTACAACTTCTGATTCTCTTAACAAATCTGATATTTGGAAATTGAAAGCAGTTTATGATTCTGGAGATATTAATAATGCAGCAGTGTTACCTACACTTACTGTTGGAAATACTTCTGATACTTTAAGTCCTGGCGAAACAATAACAGGCCTTACTTCTGGTGCTAAAGGGACTGTTGTTCTTGGTGCTGGTGGAACTACTTCTGTTACTTATGTTCCTGTATCTGGAACTTTTGTTGCAGAGAATGTTACTGGTGCAACATCAAATTTTACAAAAGTTGTTAGTTCTGTCGCAACTGGTGATACGAATATTACCACACAATATGAATTAGATGATGGACAAAGAGATAATATTTATGAGCATGGTAGTATAAAATTAAAAGCAGGAGGGACAGCACCTACTGGTCAAACTGCAATCGTATTTGACCATTTTACACATACAGGTGTAGGTTATCTTTCTGTTGATTCTTATGGTGCAGCTATTGGTTTTAATAATATTCCAAAGTATACAAGTCCAGTTACAGGTATTGAAGTTGAGTTACGAGATTGTGTAGATTTTAGACCTAGACGAGCTGATGGTGGAACAACTATAGAAAATATAGAACTTCCAGTACCAAACTCAAACTGGCAAGCTGACTTTAGTTATTACCTTCCAAGAATTGATACAGTATATTTAAGTAGAGAGAGAAAGTTTGGAAATAATAAAGGTATATCTTCATTAAACACAACCCCTCCTGCAAGACTTGATGGTACAATGAACCTCTATACAATTTTTATTCCTGCTTTTACTTTTAGTGCAAAGGATGTTAGAGCAGAGTATATTGAGAACAAACGATATACGATGAGAGATATCGGTAAGTTAGAAAAGAGACTTTCTAATGTTGAGTATTATACATCATTATCATTATTAGAAAAAGATGCTGAAAATATAGTTATTAAAGATGTTGCTGGTTTGGATAGATTTAAGAATGGATTTTTGGTTGATGGATTTAATGGCCATAGTGTTGGAAATGTATTGAGTGCAGATTATCAATGTTCAATTGATTTTGATGAAAAAATATTACGGCCGAGATTTACTTCTAATATTACCGATGTTATTTATGATGAATCATCTTCAACGGGTGTAAGGAAAACGGGTGACTGTATTACTTTACCTTATGATAATGCATCTTTTGTATCTCAGCCAGTTGCAAGTAGGTCGGTTAATTTAAATCCATTTGCAGTATTAGCGTGGGTTGGTACAGTTGATCTAACGCCACCTAATGATAACTGGATTGATACTACAAATAATCCAGAGGTTGTTGTAAACCTTCAAGGTGAAAATGATGCATGGGAAAGTTTGGTTGGTCTATCCTTTGGTACACAATTCAATGATTGGCAAACAATTAATACTGGTCGTGAAACTGTAATTGGAGAAGTGGCCGGAAGTAGAAGGGCTGATGGTGGTGGTGGTAGAGCAGCCATTAGAGCAACACAAACCATTGAACAAACAATAACACAAACAAGACTTGGTATCCGAAATGAAATCACGGGTTCTGATGTTGTAAGAAACAGCATTGGTGATAGAGTGGTTGATGTTTCTGTTATTCCATTTATTCGCTCAAGAGATGTAACGGTTTCTGTAACAGGAATGAAACCTAATACAAGGGTGTATGCTTTCTTTGATGGAGAAGCTGTTTCAGCAAATTGTACTCCGAGTGGTGGAAGTTTAGGTGGTGATATATTTACAGATGATGGTGGTTCAATTAACGGATTGACTTTCACAATTCCAAACACAGATGCTCTTAGATTTAGAACTGGTGAAAGACAATTCTTATTAGTAGATAATACTTCAGCAAATCTAATTGAAGCTTCAACTTATGCAGAAGTTGTTTATCAAGCACAGGGATTATTGCAGACAAGAGAAAATGTTGTAGTGTCTACAAGAGTTCCTAGAATACAACAATTTGCACAAGGTACTGCTACAGATTTTAGAACTACTACAAATACTTTCAATCGAAGAAATATTGTTGGTTGGATTGATCCATTGGCTGAAACATTTTTGGTTGATGCTGCATTGTATCCAGATGGAGTATTCTTAACAGATGTTGAATTATTTTTTAAGACAAAAGACGAAGATGGACTTCCAGTAACATTACAGATTCGGGATACTTTAAATGGTTATCCTGCACAGACTGTTGTTCCATTTTCTGATGTTAATAAATTTCCTGCTGACGTTAATGTAAGTGATGATGCTTCAGTTGCAACTAAGTTTACATTTCCATCTTTGGTTTATTTACAACCTGGCGAGTATGCAATTGTTGTAATAAGTAATAGTTTAAAATATGAAGCATTTATTGCTGAGCTTGGTGAAAATATTATAGGTACGAATAGAAAAATTTCAGAACAACCTTATGCTGGTGTATTTTTTAAATCACAGAATGCTTCAACGTGGACACCAGAACAAAATCAAGATTTAACATTTAATATTAATATTGCAGAATTTGCTATTGGAAATAATGCAAACGCTGTGTTTAAAGACGGAACATCAACAGCAGAATTCAAGGCTGATATTCTTCAAATTATTCCGCAAGAAGTAAGAATAAATAGAACTAATATAGCATGGGGTGTTAAATTAACAGATGAGGGTGCTGATACTTTTGATACTGATTATAGACCTATCATTCAAAATAGTAATTATATTTTAGATGAACAGAAAAAAATTACTGTAAATGCTGGTAGTTATGAGGAAAGAGCACAGTTAACTTCACAGAGTAAATTTATTAGTCCTGTTATTGATACAGTGAGGAATAGTGTAATTACTATTGAAAACCTTATTAATAATGTTGCTACAAATGAAACAAATGCAAATGGTGGTGATTCTATTGCTCGGTATCTTACAAGACGGGTAAATTTGAAAGACGGATTTGATGCTTCAGATTTACAAGTATTTTTAACTGCTAATCGTCCAGCTGGTTCTAAGATTTATGTTTATTACAAAGTCTTATCACAGTTTGATGGGGATATTTTTGATAATCGACCTTGGGTAATAATGGGTGAAACATCAAATTCTAATAGTGTTTCTGCTTCTATCAATAATAGAGAATACCTAGAACTTGAATTTTCACCAACTACTGCAAACACTACTTACGACTCTAGTGGAGTTGACTATGATACCTTTAAAACATTTGCAGTTAAAATTGTTATGACATCACCTAACACAACAAATGTTCCATTGATAAAAGATTTGAGAGCTATAGCATTAGCATAATAATATGAAAAATATAAAAATACAAGAAACACAATATGTCCGTGATCCAAATTCTAAGGCTGTTCTTAATGCAGATAGAAGAGGATTAGAAAATTATAAACTGGCACGACAAAAAAAACAACAGGAAATTGATGATATAAATAATATGAAGAATGATATAGCAGAACTTAAAGAAATGATAAAGACCTTATTAGGAAAACAAAATGGCTAAAATCGTACAAAGACGTAGAGGTACAACGACAGATCATAATAATTTTCCTGGCGCTGCTGGTGAAATAACGGTTGACCTTACTGATAAAACAGTGAGGGTACATGACGGTGATAATACACCATTTGCTGAAGGACAACCAACAGGTTATCCTCTCGCAAGAGCTGACATGAGTAATGTTAGTGGTACTCCAACAGGCGGTGGTGTTGGTGTTGCACAATTAAATCTCAATGATGGAGCAGCAGGACAAGTATTACAAACAAATGGTTCTGGTGTTTTAAGTTTTGTTGAAATATCAGATGTTTCTTCTGCTACTATTGGTGGTGATTTATCGGGTACGATTGGAAATGCTCAAATCATTGTTGGTGCAGTTGGTAACAATGAACTTGCAAGTCTAAGTGTAACGAATGATAAGATTGCTGATGGTACTATTCAACAAGCAAAGTTATCTAACATTTCTATTGGTAGCGCACAACTCCAAACAAATTCTGTAATCACTTCCAAGATTTTAAATGCAAACGTAACTGAATCAAAATTATCAACCAATTCTATATCAACTATTAAAATTATTGACTTAAATGTGACAACTGATAAACTTGCAAATTTATCAGTAACAGCAGCAAAACTTGCTGCGGATAGTGTAACAACTATAAAAATAGTTGATGCAAATGTAACTAATGATAAAATTTTTAGTATGGCTGCAAGTAAATTAACTGGCCCTCTTCCTGTTATTGACGGTAGTTCATTAACTGGACTACCTTACGATATATCTTTTATCGGAGGATTTGATACTGCAACATTACCAATAAATGTTGTTGCGCAGATATATGGTGAAATGGTTACTTCAAGAACTGGTGTGTTTAATGGTGAGTTTGGAGTTATAGAAACTGCACCAACAGGTTCAACTCTTATATGCGATGTAGAAATAAATGGAACAAGTATTTATTCTGTTAAACCTACGTTTGCTGCTGGGAATACAGTAATGACAGCTGGTACATTAAGTACTACTAGTTTCACTGCCGGACAAAAATTAACTTTTAGAGTTACTCAAATTGGTTCTGGTACTGCTGGTGCAGGTTTAAGATTTATGTTAAATTGCAGAGTATAATGATTGATATAAAAATAGGAAAACAATATGGCTAAGCAAGTTCAATTTAGAAGAGGCACTACCGTAGAGCATAATACTTTTACGGGTGAGGATGGGGAACTGTCGGTTGATTCTACTAAAGATACATTAGTGGTACATGATAATACTACGGTTGGCGGACATCCACTAGCAAGAGAGGACATGAGTAATGTTTCTAATACTGTCGGTGCTTCTCAGTTAAACATCACGAATAGTCCAGGCCAGGCCGGACAAGTGATACAAACAAATGGTGCTGGTGTTTTGAGTTTCGTAAGTTTTCCTGGCGCATCTAATGAAACGATTGGTGGAGATTTAACTGGTACAATCGCAAATGCACAGATAAATTCTAATACTATTAATATTAATGAACTAAATGTTCCTGATGGAACTGCTGGTTCAGTATTAACTACTAATGGTAGTGGAACATTAATTTTTAAAAATCCATCTACAGAAATTGAAGTTGGTGGTGATTTAACTGGATTTCTTGGTAATTTACAATTGTCAGTTGGAGTTGTTGGACAAACAGAATTAGCAACGGATTCAATTTCTACAATAAAAATAGTTGATGCAAATGTAACAGATGCAAAGATTGATACTGTATCTGCAAGTAAACTAACTGGTGCTCTTCCTGCTATTGATGGTTCAGCATTAACGAATATTAATGCAGATGGTTTGCCTTACGATATATCTTTTATTGCTGGTTTTGATACCGCAACATTACCAGTAGATGTTGTCGTACAAATATATGGTGAAATGGTTATGGCTCGTACAGGTTCGTTTGATGGTGAAGTTGGATTTGTTAGTACTGTATCAGCAGGACAGCCAATTATATGTGATGTAGAAAAAAATGGAACAAGTATTTATTCTTCTAAACCTGCGTTTGCATCTGGTGCTTCTACTCTTACTGCCGGAACATTAACAACGAACAGTTTTGTATCAGGTGATAGAATAACTTTTAAGGTAATACAGATAGGTAATACTACAGCAGGTCGAGGTTTAAGATTCATGTTAAAGACTAGAGTATAAATAATAAAAAAACATAAGGTTAAATATTATGCCAGCTAAATTAGTACAAAGACGAAGAGGTACAACAGCAAATCATAGTGTATTTGCTGGTGCCGAAGGTGAAATAACACAAGACACAACTAAGAATACCTTAGTTTCCCATGACGGAAATACACAGGGCGGACATCCTTTAGCAAAAGAGGATATGAGTAATGTTGTTGGTACTGCTTCGGGTGGTGGTGTTGGTATTGTTCAATTGAATTTATCAGATGGTGGTAATGGACAGGTTCTTACTACTGATGGTTCTGGTAATATGTCATTTCAATCCATTGATGTTAATAATGATATGCAACTTGGTGGTGATTTATCTGGTTCAATTAGTAATGCACAAATTATAACTAATGCTGTTGGACTTACAGAATTAAATGTTACTGCACCTTCAACGGGTGGACAACTTTTATCAGCTGATGGTTCTGGTAATTTACAGTTTATTACACCAGCATCCAATATGACATTATCTGGTGATGTATCTGGTAATCTTGCAAATACACAGATAGTTGCACAGGCAGTAGGTACACCAGAGTTAGCAACTAATGCTGTAACTACAGTTAAGATTTCAGATTTGAATGTTACTTCTGGTAAGATTGCTGATGGTAGTATAACTTCTAATAAGATAGCTGGTTTAAGTGTAACCACAGATAAAATTACTGATGGAAATATTACACTAGCAAAGATGGCTGATAATTCAGTCCGCACAGGAAATATTATTGATGCAAATGTAACAACTGCAAAGCTTGCATCATTATCTGTTGATGGAACTAAGATTGCAGCTGGTGCAGTTACTAGTACTAAAATTGCAGCTGGTGCAGTTGATGGAACTAAGATTGCTAACAATGCAGTTGGTGTTACACAATTAAGTGTTCAAGCAGATGGAGCAGCTGGAGAATTTCTACAAACTAATGGTTCTGGTGTTCTTTCATTTGCTACAGCAGCTTCCACATTAACTGGTGGTGGTGGTACATCACTTGTTAGTATACAAACATTTGGTTCTGTAGTTAGTGCAAATGGAACTGGAAATGGCATTTCAGGGCCTAATATTACAACACATACATGGACAAAACCTGCTGGTGTTACAAGAGTATTATATTTCGTAACAGGTGGTGGTGGTGGTGATGGCATATTCTCTCATAATGGTGATGGTACTCAAGCAAACCCAGCTCAGGCAATAATTCGGGGCTATGGTGGTGGTGGCGGAACAGTAATGGGGTTTCTTGATGTAACCAACATCGTAAGTGAAACTGTTACAGTTGGTAGTTGTGGTGGCAACTTTCTGGGTAATGCACTAAACAGCCCCGGCAATCCTTCTGGACTCTCGAACGGTTCTGCTGGAGAAGCTTCTACATTTGGAACACACGCAACTGCATTTGGTGGTGGCGGTGGACTTAGTGGTGTAAATGGTGGTAGTGGTGTAAATCCAAATGATACTACTGCTTTTGCTGCTGGGAATCCCGGCGGTGGAGGAGGTACAGGTGGAAGTGTGCAAATGAGGGGTTCAGCATCAAGTGCAGGCCCTACGCCAGGAACTTCTTTTTGGGGAGAAACGCCAGGTGGTGGTAATGGTAATATAAATCGCGCGAATCAGGGTGGTTCTGGAATAGTTGTAATTTTAGAATTTGCATAATATAATAAGGAATAAGTTATGGCATTTATAAATCAAGGTAGACATACTGGTACAGTAGGTTTGGTAGACCCCGGCACTTTCGGTGGTACTGAAACCTTTAGGTCTAATTTCAAAATTCATACTTTTTTAGAGTCTGGTACTTTTGAAATTACTGGTTCTAACGCAGTTACCGTTGATGTTCTTTCAGTTGCCGGAGGCGGTGGTGGTGGAGCTGGACATGGCGGTGGTGGTGCTGGTGGAATGGTAGTACAAAATGCTTTAGC